CCGCGCAGGGCGGCTGGCTGCCCAGCACCCAGGTGCACGCCCTGGCCGGCGACGACTTCTTCGACAAGTTCGTCGCCCACGACCACGTGCGCGACACCTGGCTCAACCAGCAGGCCGCCGCCGAACTGCGCAACGCCGTTGCCTTCGACAGTATCCGCTTCGGCGGCATCACCTTCTGGAACTACCGCGGCACCGACGACAACAGCACCGTTGCCATCACACCCGGTCAGTGCAAGTTCTACCCCGTGGGCGGCAAAGACGTGTTCGAGGTCGCCCAAAGCCCGGCCGAGACCTTCGACTTCGTCAACACCCCCGGCCAGCCCTCCTACGCCATGCTCATCCCCGACCGGGACCGCAACGCCTGGATCAAGCCCGAGGTCTACAGCTACCCGCTGCACATCTGCACGCGTCCCGCCATGCTGCAGCGCGCCAAGGCGTACTGACATGGCCCCGCGCACCCCCTTCGCCGCCATCGAGCAGCAGGTCAACGCCGACGTGCTGGGCGCGCTGGCCAACGCCAGCATCAGCGTGGCCGGGGGCACGCCTTTCGCCGGCATCTTCGACAACGACTACGTCCTGGCCGAAGTCGGCAGCTCGGGCATGGCCGCCACGGCCCCGGCCATCACCGTCCCAACCGCCGCCGTCCCCGCGCCCTTCACCGGGGCCGCCGTCGAAGTCACCTACCTCGGCGCCGTCACCCGTTGGCGCGCCGCCGAGCACCACCCCGACGGAACCGGTATGTCCCTGCTGCTGCTGGAGCGCGCCCAATGAGCGGCACCGCCTTCCTGCAGTTGCGCGATGCCCTGCAGGCCGCATTGCTCGCCGCCCCCGCGCTCGCCGGCGGCAGGGTGTACGCCGGCCGCACGCGCCCCATCGCGCAGGAAGAAGCCAGCGCCATCAACCTGCGCCTGTCCGACACCCAGGCCACGCACCCCGTGCTGCAGGCCACCGACTGGCGCACCGTCGTCATCGTCGAATGCGCCGCCCGCGCCGCGCCCGGCGGCCCCGCCGCCGACACCGCCGCCGACGCCCTCCTGGCCGACGCGCACACACGTCTGCACGACTTCGCCGCGCCAGGTCTCGGCCTGCTGCAAGTCACCGACGACGCCACGGTGGAGTGGGACCACGACGCCGACGACACCGCCTACACCTGCGCCACCTTGCGCCTCACCGTCGTGCACCGCACGCCCGCCGCCACCCTGCAGCCCTGGAGTTGATCGCCATGAAAGCCAAGCCCTCCGACCCGCCCGCCATCCCCGCCGCCGCGGCCGCGCCCGTCCCCGCCGACCCCCAGGTCGGCGGCCGCTTCGAACGCTTGCCCGACGGCTCCCTGCGCCCGCTGGACGAGTCGCCCGCCACCCTACCCACCGAGTAACCCGCCATGCCACGCAAGACCAATAGAACCGTCATCCTCGCCAAGATCGAAGCCACCGCCGGCACCGATGCTGCACCTGCTGCCGCCGACGCCCTGCTCATCGGTGACAACAGCTTCGACGTCGAATACAAAAACGTTGACCGCAACCTGATCCGACCCACCATGGGCCACGGCGGCACCCTGGTCGGCACGCGCAACGTCAAGATCGACATCACCATCGAGCTGTCCACCAGCGGCACCGCCGGCACCGCGCCGCCGTGGGGCAAGCTGCTGCTCGCCTGCGCATTCGCCGAGGTCGTCACCGCCGCCACCATGGTCGAGTACACCCCGGTCAGCGACGGCCTCAAGACCCTCACCATCAAGTACAGCAAGGACGGGGTCATCCACACCGCCCTCGGTTGCGTGGGCACTGTGAGCTTCGAGGAACCCGAAGGCGACCGCCCCACGCTCAAGTTCAGCTTCGTCGGCATCGATGGCGGCTCCGTCGCGGCGGCCACGCCGGCCAACGACCTCACCGCTTGGCAATTGCCCGAAGTCGTCAACAACATCAACACCGGCAAGCTCACGCTAGGCGCCGCCTACGCTGCCGGCGCCATCACCGGCGGCACCGAGTACTGCAGCCGAGGCCTCAGCCTCGACATGGCCAACGACGCCAAGTACATCGCCATGCTCGGCTGCGCCAGCGTTGACATCACCGATCGCAAGCCCACCGGCAAGTTCTCCATCGAGGTCACTGGCGCGCAAGAGGTGGCCATGCGCGCCGCCATCAACGCCAGCACCCCCACCGCCGTCAGCCTGCTGCATGGCAGCGGCGCCGGCAAGCGGGTGCTGATTCACGTTCCCCGCGCCGTGCGTTTGAACCCCAAATACGACGAATACGAGGGGACCCTGCTGCTCTCCAACGACTTCAACGCCGAGCCCATCGTCGGCAACGACGAAGTCCGCATCGTCGTCCTGTAACCCACACCAGTCCCGCCATGTACACCCTCGCCATCGAAGACACCCTCGACTTCCCCGTCACCCTCGACGTCCAAAGCGGCCGCGTGCGCCGCAACTTCTTCTTCCACCTCAGCGCCCGCCGCCTCAGCCTGGAGCAGTACCAGCAGCACTTCGGCCCCAAGGCCGAGAACCCGCACCAGTCCGTCACCGACTTCCTGCAGGACCACATCACCGGCTGGCGCGGCCAGCAACTCGTGCTGCGAGACGGTAAGCCCGCCGATTTCAGCCCCGAAGCCTTCGGCCAGATGCTCACCGTCCTCGGCGCCGAGATGCTCATTTTCATGGCCTACCAGAAAGCCATCTTCGCCAACGACGGTGACGCCGGCCGCCGAAAAAACTCCGGCGGCTGACACGCCTGTGGGCGCGTGGCCAGCTTGAGACACCCCCCCCAGAAGACGACCAAGGCCCCGCGCATGCTGGCTCGCCCGCCGACCCCGACGAAGACCTCAACGCCGCCGCCGCCGCTTTCGGCCTGCGCATCGTCGGCGCGCCGCCCGCCGTGTCAGCCCCGCCCACCGCTGTGCTCTGGCCCTGCAACGCCCCTGCCTGGGCGGCATGGATGGCCGTGCAAACCCAATGGCGCTACGCCGGCATGGCCGGCCAGCCCACCGGGCTCGACTACGCAGGCGTCTGCGCCTACCTCCAGGCCCAGGGCTTTCGCCCCCGCGCCAAGCCGCCCTGGTCACTCGGCACCCTGCTCGAAGACCTGCGCGCCATGGAATCCATCGCCATCGAAGAGTGGGCCGCCCGCGCTCACCGGAAAGCCGCGCAATGAGTGACGCCGTCGCCAAGATCGGCCTCGCCCTGGAGGGCCACACCGTCGTCGTCGCCGGCCTGCAGCAGGTCCAGGCGCAGTTCAGCAGCCTCAAGGGTTCCGTCGCCAGCGTTGCCGCCGGCCTCGCCGCCGGCTTCACTGTCGGCGCCTTCGTCAACATCGTCAAGGGCGCGGTCGAAAGCGGCGCCGCCCTGCACGACCTCGCCCTGCAGACCGGCTCCACCGTCGAGGCATTGAGCGGCCTCGCTGCCGTCGGCAGGTACAGCGACCAGACCGCCGACACCATCGGCGGGGCCATGAACAAGCTCACCAAGAACCTGGCGAGCACCACCGAGGAAAGCAAGGGCGCTGGCCTTGCCATCCAGGCCCTGGGTCTGGCCGTCAGCCAGTTCAAGCAACTGCGCCCCGAAGACCAGATGCAGGCCGTCGCCAAGGCCATGGGCGGCTTCGCCGACGGTGCCGACAAGGCCGCCGTCATGATGGCGCTGTACGGGAAGGAGGGCGCCAAAATGCTGCCCTTCATGGCCGACCTGGCCGTGGCTGGCGACCTTGCAGCCGAGGTCACCACCGAGCAGGCCAACGCCGCCGACAACCTCGACGACAACCTCCTGCGCCTGCGCACCAGCGGCGACGCCTGGAAGAAGGAACTGGCCAACGCCATGATTCCCGCGCTGGACGAGGGCGTGCAGGCGTTGCTCGGCATGACCAACGGGTCCGGCGGCTTGCGCGATGAAGTCCGCAGGCTCGCCGCCGATGGCTCCATTGCCGCGTGGACGCGGCAAGCCATCACCGGCGCCTCCTACGTCATCGACGTATTCGAGGGCGTGGTCCGCGTGGTCAAGAGCGTCGGCATCGCCATCGGCGCCACCCTGGCCGCTGCTGCCGTCATCGACCAGGCCACCGCTGCCGCCACCACCAAAGCCAAGGCCGGCGACCTGTCCGGCGCCTGGGATGAACTGGCCGGCGCCGCGCGTCAGACCAAGACCATCATGAGCGACATGGGCGCCGACATGGACAAGCTGTGGTCCCAGCAGTCCAAGGGCCAGCAGTTCCGCGCCGCTCTCGACAGGATCGCTGCCGGCGCAGCCATTGCCGGCAACGAAGGCGAGAAAGCAAAACCCAAACTCGACTTCCAGAACGTCCTCGCCAAGAACGCCGCCGGCGCCAAAGCCAGCGACAGCGTATTCCGCTCAATGATGAAAACCATCGAGGAGCGCCTGGCCGCTTCCGAGCAAGAACTGAAGCTGGGCCGCGAACTCACCGACATCGAGAAGTTCGAGGTCAAGGTCAAGACCGACCTCATCGCCGCCGGCGACAAGCTCACCCTCACGGAGCGGCAGATCGTCCTCGCCAAGCTGGCCGAGGTCAAGGCATCGACCGAGCTGCTTGCCCTGCGCACTGCCGAGCGCGCTTTCGAGATGAACCGCGCCAAGTACCTCGCTGATCTGTCCGACGAGACCCACGCCATGGTCCTCAAGAACGCCGAGCTGCGCGAGGAGATCGACCTGCTCGGCAAGGACGTCCGCACCGTCGCAGAGTACGCCCAGGCCAAGATGGACGCCGCCATCGCGACCAAGGAACAGAAGCTCGCCGCCATGCAGCTGCTGGGCGCCACCGCCGACGAAACCGCCGAAATCGTCCGCCAGATCGCCATCCTCAAAGAGCGCCAAACACTCGTCGGCCTCAAGCAGCAAGGCGAAGAGGCGCTGGAACAGCAGCGCGCCCAGCTCGACATGTGGAAGTCCATCGACACCACCGCGCACGACGTGTTCGTCAACATCTTCGAGGACGGGGCTGGCACGTTCAAACGTCTGGGACAGACCCTCAAGGCCGCGCTGCTGGACATGCTGTACCAGATGACCATCAAGCGCTGGATCATCAACATCGCGGCCAGCTTTACGGGCGCAGATGCCAGCATCGTGGCTCAGGCGCTGGGCGGCGGCCAAGGCGGCGGCATCGGCCTGCTGGGCGGCGCCAGCAACGCCTACAGTGCCTACGGAATGCTCACCGGCACGGGCGGCAACATGGGCGCGGCCAGCGGCTTGATAGGCGGCAGCATGAGCTGGGGCAACGCAGCCGGCTCCCTGTACGCCAACACCGCCGCACCCATATACGGCGACGGCATTTCCGCCCTGCTGTCCACGAACGGCGCCTATGGCACGGCCGGCGCCGGCACCAGCCTTGGCGGCATCGCCGCCACCGCAGCAGCCGTCCTCGCCGCCCCCCTCATCATCGGCTCGCTGATCGAGAAAAACTCTCGCGACCGCATCGGCGGCGCCGCCTTCGCCACGTCCTCGGGCAACGACGCCGCCGCGCGCGTGGTGCGGGACTCGGTGGGCTTCAATCAGCTCACCGGCGACCTGCCCGACCGCGTGGCGCTGCTGGCCGGCCTGCGCGAGATCGGCGCGCCGGAAGACATCATCCGGGACCAGACCGACCGCTCCCTGTACCACCTGCTGACCACGGCGCGCGGTGAGCTGGCTTCGGCCTCGATGAGCGACAACGGCCCGATGATGCAGTGGAAGGTCTGGGCGAACGCCTACAAGGAGGACTTCTACCGCGGCGCCGGGTACACGGACCCCCAGGCTGAAGGCTTCTGGAACAACAAGGGCAGCGCCTTGGTCAGCAGCAGCCCGGAGCTGACCGCGGCCAGCCGCGCGATGGCCGAGGGCATCGTCGGGCCGCTGACGGTGGTCGGCCGCGCCCTCGGCGGCACGGCCGAGGACTTCAAGGCGACGGTTGGGTTCGCGCTGCGCGGCAAGGGCGGCACGTGGGCGGGCCTGGACATTTCGCAAGGCGACCGGACGCTGGTGCGCTCGGTGGACACCGAGTCCTACGCCAACCACGGTGACGCGATCCGGGGCGTCTACACCAAGGCGCTGGACGCATTCGAGCAGCTCGACCTGCCCGAATGGGCCAGGAAGCAGGTGGACGCAACCCAGGTCGAGATGGCCAAGCTCACCGGCGACAAGGTGGGCGAGGAAGCCGCGGCCCTCTACCAGAAGGCGTCCGTCGAGTTGGCCGGAACGATCGGCGCCATCCGCCTGATGATCGACGTGTTCCCCGACTTCGCCAACGCCAGCCAGGACGCGGTGTATGCGCTGGGCGAACTCGCCGGCGGCCTGGACAATCTCACCAACAACTACAACAGCTACCTACAAAACTTCTACTCCGACGCCGAGCGCGCCGCCATCACCAGCCGCCAGCTCGGCGCCACCCTGGGCAGCGTGGGCCTCGACCTGCCCGCCACCCGCGCCGAGCTGCGCGCCATGGTCGATGCCCTGGTCGACTCTGGAGGCCTGTTGACCGACGCGGGCCGCGCCCAGTTCAACGCGCTCATGTCCGTGCAGGGGGCTTTCGCCCAGATCACCCCCGCCGCTGACGCCGCGGCCGATGCCGTCGGCGACGTGGCCACCGCCATCGAGCAAGCCTTCGCCGGCGCCGACGCCCTGGCCTCCACCCTATCGGCCGCGCTGCTGGGCCGCTTCGAGCACGAGGGCCTGACCGCCGGCCAGGCCATGGCCGACATCGTCACCGGCGGCATCTACGACGCCATAGCGGGCAATTTCGCGCAGCGCATCACGTCGATGATGGTGCAGGGCGTGGTCGAGCCCATGATCCAGGCCGCCCTCACCGGCACCGTGGTCAGCCAGGCCGTGAGCCAGGCCGCCATCGACAAGATGCTGGCCGACGCCACCGCCACCGCCCAGGCCCTCGGCGCCGTCCTCGGCGACCCGGCATTCCAGGCCGCGCTGCAGCAGATCAATGCGCAGGTGGCCGCCCTGGGCGATCAGATGGCGCGCAGCGCGCCCTACCACGACAGCTACGCCGACCAGTGGGCGCGCCAGGCCGAGGCCCAGCGCCTGGCGCAAGAGGCCGCGCGCGCCGCCGCCGACGCCGCGGCCGACGCCGCGCGCGCCGCCGCCGACGCCGCGGCCGACGCCGCCCGCGCCGCCGCCGACGCCGCGGCCGACGCCGCCCGCGCCGCGAAGGACGCGGCCGAGGACGCCGCCCGCGCCGCCGAGCAGGCCTACGACGCCGCCCGGGGCAGCACCGACCGCGTATGGGGCGAGCTGCAGAAGTTCTTCGACCGCAGCCTGCAGGCCGCCCGCGCGTTGGCCGACGAAGCCAGCGCCATCCAGTCGCTCACCGGCGACCGCAAACGCAGCCTGCGCGGCGAGATGGCCGACACCCGCGCCCTGGCCGCCGCGCAGGGCCGCGCGTACATCGACGACGCGCTGCGGCAGACGCTCACCGGCGGCGCCCTGCCGTCCTCGGACAAGCTGGTGCAGGCCATCGACGCCGCCGTCGCCGGCCTCGATGTCAATCAGTACGCATCGGTGGCGCAGTACGAGGTGGACAAAGCCATCCTGGCCGCCAAGCTGGGCGCGCTGGAAGAGGGAGCCGGCCTGCGCCTGACCGACGCCGAGCAGCAGATCGGCCTGCTGGAGCAGCAGGTGCAGCACTACCAACAACTCATCGACGTGCAGCGCGGCATGCAGACCACGGTGACCAGCATCGACGATGGCATCGCCCAGCTCGTCGGCCTGCTCGCCGCCGAGACCGCCGCGCGCGGCGCCGCCGAATCCGCCCGCAACGCCGCCGCGGCGCTGCCCGGCGCCAACCCCGTGACCGGCGGTGGCGCCTTCGGCGGCGGTGGCGCCTTCGGCGGCGGCGGCGCCTTCGGCGGCGGCGGCGCCTTCGGCGGCGGTGGCGCCACCCCGGTGCAGACCGCGCTGCAGCGCGAGGTCGCCGCGATTCGCGGCGCAAGCTGGTACGGCAACGGGGACTGGAGCCGCGCCCTTGGCTGGCACGTCAACGCGCTGGCCGGCGCCATCGGCCCCAACGGGGTTGACGCCGCCGACATGGCCGCGCGCATCTACGACGAGGGCTTTGCCGTGCGCAACGGCATCGTCGTGCGCCGCGAAGTCATGGCCGGCCTGCAGGCCGAGATGGACGCCATCCGCGCCGGCGGCGCCTTCAGCGACTGGCGCCAGGCCCAGGGCTGGACGCTGGACGGCCTGGCCGGCGCCATGGGCGTCAACGCGCAGGAGCTGGACGCCTTCCTGCGCCAGCGCGGCATGGGCGTCGAGGGCGGTGTCGTGGTGCCCGCGTTCGCCAACGGCGGCCTGCACGCCGGGGGCGTGCGCCTGGTGGGCGAGCGCGGGCCGGAGGTCGAGTTCACCGGCCCCGCGCGCTACTACAGCTTTGAGCAGTCCCAACGCCTGATCGGCGGCGGCGGCCACGGCGACCGCCTGGCCGAGCGCCTGGAGTCCGAGAACCGCGCACTGCGCCGCGAAGTGGCCGCGCTGGCCGCCAAGCTCGACCGCGTCGCCGCCGCCTCCGAGCTGACCGCGCGCGTCCTCGACCGCGTGACCAGCAACGGCAACGCGATGCGGACGGAGGAGGCCTGATGGACCTGCCCGTCACCTTCGGCATGCTCGATGCCGTGCCCCTGGGCCGCTCGCACATCGTCTCGGCCAGCACCTCGGCCGGGGCGCTGCCCGAGGACGGCACCGCGCCATGGAACCCGGCCGAGTCCTACCTGGTCGGCGACCTGCGCCACCGCGTGTCCATCGGCGCGGTCTACGCCCGCATCGTCGCTGGCACGACGGCGCCCGCGCCCGAAGTCGACGCGATCAATTGGAAGCCGCTGCGGCCCACGAACACCATGGCGCCGTTCGACCTCTACCGTTCGACGCAGGCCGTCGGCGACGCCGAGCTGACCTACGTGCTGCGCCCCGGCGACCTGATCACGGATTTGTGGCTGGGCGGGCTGGAAGCCACCACCGCCACGATCACGATCACCGAGGGGCCGGGCGGCGCCCTGGTGTTCGGCCCGACCGACTACGCCCTCGACGGCCAGGGCGTGCACGACTGGCAAGCCTTCTTCCTCGCGCCCGTGCGCCTGCAGGACACGCTATACGTGTCCGGCCTGAGCCTGGCGCTCGACCCCGTCATCACCATCCGCGTCGCCAACCCCGGCGGCGTCGCCCGGCTGGGCGCCATCCAGCTTGGCCGCTTCATCGGCCTGGGCACCACGCAGTACGGCGTGGAGTTCTCGGTGCTGCCCTACAGCTACAAAAAGTTCGAGGCCGATGGCACCTACACCTACATCAAGCGCCCCAGCGGCGGCGAGATCAGCGGCCCGGTTTTCATCGACCCGACCAACGCCGCGTCGGTCAAAGACCTGCTGGTGCGCTACGAGAGCGTCCCCGCCCTCTGGCTGTTTCACACGGGCGCGGCTTACGAGCCTTTGCGGGGCTTCGGGCCTTTCGAAGGCTCGGTGCGCTACGACGACTACGGCCGCTGCACGCTCACCGGCCGACTGCAGAGCATGATCTGATGCCCACCCTGATCCCCCCCACCCCCATCACGGCGTTCCCCGGCCCGCTGCCGAACGTCCTCGACTCGGCGTTTCGCCAGCAGGCGCTGGTCTGGGTCAATCACCTGACCACCGTCAAGATCGGCGAATTCAACGCGCTGCTGGCCAACGTCAACAACAACGCCGGCGCGGCGGCCGAGTCGGCCGAATACGCCGAGACCTCGCGCGGCCAGGCGCAAACGTTTGCGCAGCAAGCGGCCACGTCGGCCGCCAGCGGCGCGGCGCAGATCGCGGTGCCCTGGACCACCAGCACCGTCGGCACGTCGGGCGCTGGCGCCACGCCGCCCACGGTGGTGTACGACCCGCTCAACAGCCCCGGCCTCACCTACCGCTGCATCGCCCCCGTCGGCCCGACCAGCACGCGGCCCAAGGACGACCCGACCAAGTGGGCGGTGCTGGGCGCCAGCGCCAGCACGGGCCTGCCCGTGCCGCAGGCCGACCGCTTCACGCGCTGGAACGCCGCCGGCACCGCCCTCGTCAACGTCGACATGTCCGCCGTGTCCGCCTCCGCGCTGATCGGCGTGCAGGACGGCGCCTCGGCGTCCACGGTGGACGCGATGCTGCAGCGCCTGAGCGCCGACACCGCGAAGGCGCAGATCATTCTGGCGACCGAAGCCGCCATCGACTCGGCCGCCACGCTGGGCTCGCTGCAGCCCAACCGCTTTTACCGCAGCAGCTCGCCCAACAAGCTGTTTTTCGCCACGGCGGCCAACAGCTACTTTCAGGTCAACGCGGGCGGTGGCGGTGCTGGGGCCTACGTGCCCAAAGTCGTCGTCATCGGCGACAGCAGCGCCGCGCAGCACCCGCTGCAAAGCGACTGCTGGCCCAAGCTGCTGGCCGACCGCATGCGCCAGCTCGGCGCGCCCATCGACCTGATCAACCTGTCCGTCGGCGGCTGGACCTGGAACAAGGCCAACACGCTCGCCGTCTACAACGGCAAGACGATGGTCCAGCAAGCCATCGCCGAAGTGCCCGACGTGCTGCTGATCGCCTTGGGCGCCAACGATTTGGGCCTGCGTGTCGAGGGCCGCACGCTGGCCCAGTGCCAGGCCGACTGCAGCACCGCGCTGAACGCCCTGCGCGCGGCCCTGCCCTCGGCCGTGATCGTGATCGTCAGCGAGTACCTGTACGACGCCACCTGCTTCAGCACGCCCGGCACGACGCTGCTCAACAAGGGCACGCTGCCGGGCCTGATGCAAAAAAAGGCATCGGGCATCCTGACCGACGCTTACTGCCCCGAGATGCTGGACGACACCGCCAGCAGCCCGCAGAAGACCAATTTCGCGGAGTGGCTGTCGCTCGACGCGCACGCCCGCTCGCACGGCGCCGTCAACGGCGCGTTCTCGATGCACATCTGGCGCGCGGCGCGCCTGGGCTGCATCGGACTCGACGGCGTGCACCTCAACATGCTGGGGCAGCACATCCTGATGGGCCATGCGCTCAAGGCCGTGAAGACCGTGCCCGCGCTGCTGGCCAAATGGCCGCAGATCAGCACCAACCAACTTGCTCAGTGGACCGACCCCGACACGCTGTTCACTGGCCTGTTCACCCAGTCGGGGACGAGCTGGGTGCAGAAGGCGGCCAGCGCCAGCATCTACGAGCTTTTCGTGGGCAAGCAGTGGGGCGGCCCGCCGCTGCTGCGGCCAGAAAGCTGGTGGGCGCCCAGCGGCGGGCGCATCGCGCCGGTCGAGGCCACCGCCAACAAGCTGCTCACCGCCTGGCGCGCCGAGGGCTGCTTGCCAATGAGCCAGGTCGCGGTGTCGGTGGACGGCGGCGCCTTCGCGGCCGGCAGCGCGCCGGCCACCGACGCGCGCGGCAACGCCTTCGCGCTGCTCGACACCAAGAGCCTGGCCGCCGGCGTGCGCACGCTGCGCTACAAGTGCGGCGACGAGGTGCACGGCCCGTACAGCGTGACGATGGACCCTCCCAACACCGGCGTCGCCCGCTCGCTGCTCAGCCAGCGCTACAACGGCGCGACCACGGCGTTCGCGAACGCCTGGACGACCATTCCCTTCGGCGCCTCGGTCGAGGCGCAAGGCGTGCCGGGCGCGTGGAGCGGCTCCACGTACACCGCCAACGCGGCCGGCTACCACCGCATCGACTTCGTCGTGACGGGCCAGCGCGTGTCCGTCGCGCCCGTGCCCTGGGGCTACTTCACGGCGGTCGCCGTGGTCAACGGCGTGCGCCGCCTGCTCGGCAGCACCGGCGCATCGCTGGGCGACACGGGCGGCGGCGACCAGGGCGTGATCCTCGGCTCCGCCGGCGGCGCCACGGTGTACCTGGCGGTCGGCGGGACGGTGTCGGTCCAGGTCGTCTCGTCGCAAAACACCAACATCCTCTCAGGCGCCGACGGCTACTCGACGACGCTGACGATCTCGCACGAGGGCGACTGATCCATGGCTGTCATCATCCCCCCCACGCCCATCAGCGACTTCCCCGGTCCGCTGCCGAACGTCGTCGATTCCGCTTTTCGCCAACAGGCGTTGCAGTGGGTCAATCATCTGACCACCGTCAAGATCGGCGAATTCAACGCGCTGCAGACCAACGTCAACAACAACGCCACCGTGGCCTACGAGCAGGCGCAGGCGGCGCAAAGCTCGGCGGCGGATGCTGCTGCTTCGGCTGTCGATGCTGAATCGAGCGCAGCGTCGGCGGCATCCGCCAACGGCTACGCCACTGCGGCCGCAGCTAGCGCCAGCGCAGCGAGCACCAGCGAGAGCAACGCGGCTGCGTCGGCCAGCACCGCTGGAGGCAGCGCGTCGGCGGCGAGCGACGCCTCTACTAAGGCCGGCCTGTGGGCCGAGGAAGCGGTGGACGTGGCGGTCGAGCCCGGCAAGTACAGCGCGAAGCACTGGGCGGCCAAAGCCGCCGATGTAGTGGCGGGTGGCGTCATCAGCGACGCAACCACGGGATCGGTTACCACCTGGTCCAGCAGCAAGATCAACACGCTGCTAGGAGGCAAGGAGCCTTCAGTCACGTCTGGCACCAGCGCCCAATACTGGCGCGGAGACAAGTCGTGGCAGACGCTGAACAGCTCAGCCGTGGGTCTGGGCAACGTGGACAACACGAGCGACCTGAACAAGCCGGTCAGCACATCAGCGCAGACTGCCCTGAACGGCAAGGCGGCCAACACCACAACTCTGACCGACGGCGCTGCCGCAAGCACGCTGCCAGCCACCTCTTCGAGCGCCCTGTCGGCGCTGCTGCAAACCACACGCGACTGCCTCAAGTGGCTTGTCAACAACACTGTTCAGCTGGCCGGCGCGCAGTCCATCGCGGGTGTCAAGACGTTCTCGAATCGCAGCTCTCACGCCGGTGCCTACACCCCCTCAACGCAGCCTGCGCACAGCGCCACGCCTACGTTCGATTGCGCGACCAGCAATGTGTTCGAGCCGGCGGCCATGACGGGCAACGTCACGTCGATCACGCTCAGCAACGCGGCCGCCGGTCAAACGGTACAGATTCGATTCTTGCAGGACGGCACAGGCTCGCGCACCGTAGCCGTGCCCAGCGGCGCCAAAGTGGCTGGAGCCATCGAGACAGGGGCCAACCAGGCCAGTTGGCTCATCCTGACCTACTCCGCGCGCGCCTCCCGCTGGGAAGGAAACTGGTTGAAGGTGCCCGCATGACATTCGCAGTTAGGCCCCTCGGGCTGTCCAGTAACAAGTCGTGGGAATACATCCAGGCTTCCGGCGCGTCCAGCAGTAAGCCGCTCTACGCTCCAGCGCCGGTCCGGCAGGGCGACCTCCTGGTCTGCTGCTTCGCGCATGGGGGTTCTGGAGGCTCTCGCTCTTTGCCACCCGGCTGGACCTGGATGTTCCCTGCCGATTCTGCACCACGCCACTGCTACAGGATTGCACCAGCAGATTCGAGCTCGCTTGAGGATATTTGGCCACAAACCGCCACCTATAGCGGCTATGGGATGGCCGCCCAGTTCCGTCCCGTGGGTGGATCGGCGTATCTCGCTAACGGCTCTACGAATTCCTTCGGCACCGCCGTCACGCTCGCCGCACCAGACAGTCCATCGATCCTGCTGTGCATTGGAACCAGTACAGACTCCTCCTCCTGGACAACCAGGACTACCCCAGCTCTCACGGTTTGGGCGGACTACACCTCCTCCCCGATGCTGTACGCCGGCTACGCGCCTATCGCGGCATCAGCCTCAACCGGGTCGATGCAACTGCTCATCTCAGGCGGTCAGCGGGCCAGCTACGCAATATTTGGAATCAGCTGAGGAGCAGCCTTGAACAAAACCACCACCCTCATCAAGCTGTGCGCCATGACCCTGCTGTGCGCCCTGGCCCTGACCATCTTCTACCCCTTGATTTTTCTGGCCTGCGCCGCCATCGAGGCCGCCGGCCTGCGCACCGTCCACCGCCGCATCCAGGCCCTCGACATCGCCGAAGACGACAAGGCCGACGCCTGCGGCTACTGCACCAACGCCGCCCGGCGCCTGCCGCTCTGGCGCAACGCGTGGGACCACCTGATCGCCCCCTTCGCCGTGCCGGGCGCGCACAGCGGGCTGGCGAACCCGGCCGGCGTGAGCTTTCGGTGCGCCGTTGGCAACGGCTTGGGCGCCCCTGGCAGCAACGCCGGTGGCATCCGCGCGCACATCGACGAGCTGGTCATCGTCAAGGGTTGGGCCGGCGACATTTCTGGGATCACGTCGGAGATCGTTCTGTGAGCTATCTTTTCATCGCCTTCGCGGTTCTCCACGCCGCGCCCGTGCTGCTGCTGATCGCGGCGAAGCTGCTGTCGTCGAGCCCGCGCGGCGCCATCGCTGAGCTGATGGCCCTGGCCGACGTGAGCATCGGTGACCGCGCCGCGGCCGTGACCTGCATCGATCGCGCGCAGGCTGCGGAGCACAAGACGTTCTGGCCCGATGTGACCGCGCCCGTGGTCGTGGCCTACGCGCTGCTGTTCACGCCCCGATCGGCCGACAAGCTGCCCGCCTGGGCGCGCAAGTGGGACAACAACGTCTCGCTCAACGGCGATGGCGAGGCCGTCTACCGCGACGGCCGATGGCTGGACCTGCGCAACGGCGAGGCGGCGCGCCCCGGCGAGCACGTCTACCGCTACGACGACCCGCTGTACGACGGCAAAGCGTACTACTGCAAGCGCTTCCACCCGCGCGGCTTCGTCGCGCGCTGGGTGTGGGTGGGCTGTCGCAACCGCGCGTCCGCGCTGTCGGTGTCGTTGGGCGTGGACGTGAGCGAGCGGCCGGTGTGCATCAGCGGCAGCACCGACATCGGGCGCGCGAAGCCGGGGCACTTTTTGCTCAAGTGCGGCGACACGTACCACTACAAGAGCTTCCGCCACTGGGGCGCGCTGTGCCTGATTCGCAGCTACGGCGCGAAGCTGGAGTACGCGCTGTACCGGCCCGAGGGCCAGTTCGGGCGCGTGCCTCACATCGCCATCGGGCGCAGCTACAAAGGAGGCAAAAAGTGACCGAACCCGTCAAACCCCCGTGCGCGACGAAGGACGAATTGGGCGCGGTGCAGGAGCGTCTGGATCGCGACAAGAAGCGGCTCGACCGGCTCGAGGACGCGCTGACCGAGAACACTCGGCTCACGCAAAAGGTGGTCACGCAGACCGCCGAGCTGATCGCGTTTTTCGACGCGATGAAGGGCGCGTTCAAAGTCCTCAACTGGCTCGGCAAGCTGGCGAAACCCATGGCCGCGATCGCCGCCCTGGGCGTGGCACTCGCCGGCCTGTGGGCGTCGGCCAAGGGGGGCCCGCTGCGATGAGCGCCCGCGCCAAATTGATCGCCAAGGTCGGTGCGGGCGCCGCCGCGCTGCTGCTGGCGATGGTGCCTGTGTTCGAGGGCACGATCCTGCGCACCTACCGCGACCCCATCGGCGTGCTCACGAGCTGCGTGGGCCACACCGGCCCGGAGCTGCGCATGGGCCAGCGCTGGACGCCGGAGCAGTGCCAGCAGCAGCTTGCCGCCGACTTGCTGCACCACGCCGGCGCGCTGGACTGCATCACCGCCCCCCTGACCGAGGGGCAGAAGGCCGCGTTCGTCAGCTTCGCTTTCAACGTCGGCAACAAAGCTTTCTGCGGGTCCACGCTGGCCCGCAAGGCCAACGCCGGCGACCTGGCCGGCGCCTGCGCCGAGCTGAGCCGCTGGACGTATGCCGGCGGCCGGCAGTTGCCCGGTCTCATCAAGAGACGGGCAGCAGAAAGGGAGATGTGTGAGTCCTGAATGAGCCCCATCCGCTTCCTTCTCTGCCTCGCCGCGGCCCTGTGGCTGATCGGCCACGTGCCGGCCCGGGCCAGCGGCTTCTACTTGCCGGCGCCAGTCGAGTGGCTGCCGTGGCTGATCGCCACGCCGGCGGGCTGGGCGGTGCTGGCCCTCGTCGCCGGGGTGCTGGTGGCCGCCGTGATCAAGCTGGCGCGGCGCGGGGACCGCGAATGAGGCTCAGCCCCTTGATTCCGTGGTGGCTCACCGCCACCGTCGCCCTGGCCGCCGGCGTGGCACTGGGCGGCGGCCTGCAGCAGATTCGCGTGGCCAACGCGCAGGCCGCGCTGGCCGACGCGCGGGCGCGGCACGCCGACACGCTGCGCCAGACCGCCGAGGCTGCGCGCCTTTTTCGCGCGACCGAAGCCGAGTGGCGCAACCGCATCGACAAGGAGACCCAGGATGGACAGACCCGCATCGACACCGCGCGCGCTGACGCCCTTACTGCTCGCGCTGCTGCTGACAGCCTGCGCGCACAACTCGACGCCTATCGCCGCGCCGCCCCCCGAGCCGCCGAGGATCCCGGCGCTGCCGGCGCAGGCCCGAGTGAGCCTGGTGCCGATCCCCTCGATCTGCTCGCGGGGCTGCTCGCACGGCATTCGGGAGAGCTTGTCGAGGTCGGAGCGTTCGCTGACGAACTCCACGCCCGCGGCCTCACCTGCGAGCGCGCCAGCGATGCCTTGAGCCGTGGCGCGGGCGGCGGCTGATCTTCGCAAGCTTGCCGCGCAGCCGCGGCCGGCGAGCTGCTGCATAATTCGGGTCATGGCAAGGCGCTGAGTGACATCAGCGCAGGGGAGTCGCCCACAGGGACAGACCCCACCCAGCGAGGGCCGTTTGGCCGGGTGTTGCGCAAGGAAGCCGCGAGACGTGCGCGGCGAGCTGCCTGTGGGAGCGGGCGCGTATTACCCGGTCGGCGACGGCCGGGAAAGTGGTCCAGGGCGGCGAGAGCCCGGCTCCTTGGGTGCGCAGCGGGCGGCGTCACAAACCGCCCGTGGAAGCGAGACCATGCCTCAACCGGTTGCTGCGAAGCCCTGACGCAGCACCGCCCGGCGTCACCGGGCGGCGTCAAAGGGATAAGGCCCCACCGCTTCGGCGGTGGGGCTTTTTGCCGTTTCCAGGCCTACATCGTCGCCCTCTCGCTCACGACAGTGTGCGGCCATTCCTTCAGGGCCTCCCAGCTCGGGACCGCCGGCGGGCGTGTCTCCCCGTGCCAGCGGAAGGCCGTGGTGACGGTGCCGTCGCTCACCACGCCTTCGACGAGGTATTCATCGGGCGCCCCCCGTCGAACGATGTCCATGCCGGTCTCGATGCCGTAGTCCGGCCCCTTGTCCCGTGGGGCGCCGTAGGGCGCGAGGTGTCGCTCGCCCGCCGCGTCGACGAGCATGTGCGGGTGGGGCACGAGCATGTACCGGACGTTGAGGAGCAGCATGTACGAGTTTCTTGGTTTGCGTGGCGGCGCTGCCAGCTTCGATATTGTCTCCTCTCGCACGAGCAATGACCACAAGGATTTGCGGGCTTTTCGAAAGCGCTTGCATGCATCTAAAAATAGATGCATAATTGACTCCATGGTGATCGCAGTGATCACCCCGGCGCCTTCCCGGAATGGGGGGACAAGGAAGAAAAATGCAAGTCACCGGCAAGCAAATCACGATCAGGCTGGGGGGCCCCTGGCGGCTCTATCAACACGCGCCGATGCCGGGCTGGGACATGCTCGGCACCGTGCAGCGCCAGGGCGCCGAGATCGGCGCCCTGGCGCGCAACAGGGCCACGGGAAACCTAGTAATGATGTGCGCCGGCGCCGTCTCCATGCTCGACCAGCGAAAGGCAAAGGCGGCCCTTGATGCCGCCTGAGTTGATCGCCGGCTCCTACGTGGCGCCGCTGGTGCGCGTGGGAGGCCGGCTTGATGACGAGATTGATGGCCGCACGGAAGTCGGAGGGTGGACCGCCGCACCGCTGTCCTGGCCGCGGCGCAAGCATCGCGGCAAGCCCTCCTTGATCCTGACCGCTGAGCTGGCCCGCGCTGTGCGCACCGAGAGCGTCGAGGCAATCTGCTACTGGTGGGGCGTGCGCCCCACGAAGGTCTGGATGTGGCGCCAAGCGCTGGGCGTCGGGCGCGTCACCGAGGGCACGCGGGCACTGTTGCAGGAGCGCACGGGCGTGCCGCCGGAGGCTGCGGCACGCGGTCGGGAGCGCGCCGCGTCACCCGAGAGCATCGCCAAGATGGCCGCCAGCAAGCGGGGCCGACCTGTGCCCGATCAAACCCGCGCGGGCCTCTTGCGGGCCGCCCAGCGCAAGAAGCCGGCAGGCTGGGGCGCCAGGGCGAATGCACGGATGCTCGGCCGGCCGCTACTCGGAAAATCATGACCACCGATCAATTTGCCGCCTTGTCCCGCATCTTGCGCCTGCACACTGCCCGCGCCACGCGCGAGGGGCTGCGCCTCGTGCTTGTCGAGGGGTTGTCCCAAGTTGCCGCCGCCGCGCAATCAGGCGCCACCCGGCAGTCGATCACCCGCATGCTCGGCAGCGCGCGCCAGGCCGTCGCCGACGCTCAGGTGATCGCTGGCGCGGCGATGCCGGAAAAGCGCCGCGACTAGGGTTTGCACCTACATAAAAGACTTGCACATGTTCCGAAATGGGAACATAATAAACCACATGGTGTTGCGAAGGGCGCGACACTGCTTCAGGAGCAAATCATGATCAAGCCGATAACCGACAGCCGAGGGGTCCAAGTCGTGACCCAGTTCACCTTCAAGACCAGGGCGATCCCTGGCGGCAAGGCCATCGGCGCCGTCACCGAAGCTTGACTTGGGAGCGCAGCCATGACAACAGCAAAAGTGACCCGAGAGTTCTTCGGCATGCGGTATGCACACGCCGAATTCGGCGCGCGTCCAGACCTGAGCCACCCCCATATGCTCACGCACCCCCTCAGCGAGGGGCGGTACGTCGTGGTCGAGTGTCCCACCATGAAGGCCGCGTATATCGCGGCGCACGCGGCTATAGGCCGCACCCTGGACGCGGGCCCTCTGGCCGGTCGTTCGATGGTCGGGACCGCCGGCGTGGAGGTGTTCCGCGCCGTCGAGCACGGGCCGGTCACAGTGCTCCCGGAGGGCTGCGACCCAGACGACATTTTTGGCGCCTTTTTGGCGCGGGAGGTGACGATGACCATCGTCGCATCCGACCAGATTCAGGGTGTCCCGGATTGGGCAACAGGTCCGCTATCCAACTACCACCCAATCAACGCTACCTGAGCGGCAACGCCGGCACCTGGCGCCTGCTGGTGCCTGAGGCCGCCGAGAGCCTGCTGGCCGAGATGCGCGCGGGCAAGCGCGCCATGAAGCCAGGCCGCTGCAAGCGGGCGGTCTGGACTCAGCGCGGCAAGCAGCTCGATCTCGTGTGCGAGGTGCGCGCGCGACCCTCGCAATTCACCGTCTCAAAGGAGAAGCGCATGGACTTCGAAATCGATCTAACGGCCCAGGAGGTCTGGGGCCTCCGGGCCGCCATCGCGGCGATCAACCGTCTAGCGCCCGACGCCGCCCTGGTCGAGCGAGACCAGGACGGTGACTCGGGCCTGCTGATGCTGGCCACGGACCAGCCCGGCGTGCAAATCCACTTGCGCGCCATCGCCATCTCCGCGGCGCGGGACTTGGCCGCCGCGCTGAATTCGCGCGTCACCCAGCGCGGCGCGCTGGGCTGCATCGAGTGGGTGCCCTCGCCGGACAGCAAGCTGCTGCTGCCCACCGGCGGCACCCTGCGCGGCACCGGCGATGCGGCGCTGTACGTGGAGGCCATCATCGGCCTGGCCGACGCGGCCCTCGGCGACGATGAGATCGTGCTGCGCACCGGCGTGCTGAGCAAAGTGCGGCGGGCCCTGTGAGCGACCGATGACCCCGGCCGAACTTAAAACCATCCGCGAGGCCATCGGCCTCACGGTCCCTGATCTGGCCGCCCTGGCCGGCGTGCAGGAGCGCACCGTGCGCTATTGGGAGAGCGGGCGGTCTGCCGTCCCCGACGACGTGCAGGCCCAGGTGCTCAAAATCGACAGCTGGCTGAGCGAACAGGCGCGCGAGGCGCTGGCCACCGTGCGCGCGCTGGCGTCGGACGTGGGCGCGTTGCCCGAGTCGATCCACCTGCTGCGCTACCGCGAGAGCGCCGACCTGTGGCGGTCCCAGCCGGCCTACAAGCCGCTGCCCGTGACCGTGCATGCTGCGGCGCTGGCGCGCACTCGCGCAGCCCTGGCCGATCTGCATGTGCGCAGTGTGATCGTGTACATGGAGCCGGGCGAGTACTCGCGCTGGCTGCAAGGGCGGTCGGACAGCGCCGAGCTGCGTGCGGCCTGGGCGGGGGAGCAAGCCGCCTGATGGCGCATAGGGAAATCACCTAGAAAAATCTCTTGTGTTTGTTCCGAAAACGGAACATAATAGACCCCATGGTGATCGAGATTAATTGCCACCACCGAACCGGCGGCTCCGGGCTTTCACTGCCGCGAAGGCAGAACAGAAGGAAATCATCATGAACATCATCAAGACCCTCCGCGAAGCCAACAAGATCGCCGTCGCCATGGGCCTCGTGCGCGGCAAGGGCTCATACAACGGCGCGGCCTTCTGGGTTCGCCCCGGCAGCGATGCGATCATCACTCGCGACCGCCTGGCCGAACTGGCCGGGTTGGTTTGAGGGAGTGCGCGGTGGCAGTCTTCGACTGCACCCTGTATTGGCACGACGGCGGCAGCCTGTTCCTTGGGACGGTTTCCGCCCCCACTGGCGAAGCGGCCGAGGAGGTCGCAATGGCGAGCTACTCTGCGCAGAACAAAAAGCAAGCGCGGGAAATCGAAGAGGGTGGCGGCTTTCAGGTCGGGGCTGACCTGTTGTCGCCCGGCGACGCAGCGCGCTGGCCGGCCTGTGGTCGGAATGGACAGACCCGGGCACGGGCGAGGTCGTGCCCAGCTACACGATGCTGACGATCAACGCCGACGCCCACCCGATCATGCGCGGCCAGCTTGGCGTTGACCGTCTCGGGCGTGCAGTCCAGCGCCTCGGCCACCTCGGTGGGGGTCATCAGTTCGGCGGTCATGAGCTGGTGCCCCGCAGCGTCGTGCGCTGTCCCATGCCTGCCCAGGGATTGGCCACTGGGCGTCGCCAGTAGCCCCGGTCCAACGCACTGAGGTAGGTCGGGCTCATCCCGAAGGGCGCAGCGCGCTCGGCCAGCGTGCCGGTGCCGGCCGTGGCCCGCACGGCGGCGATGTCGGCATCGGTCCAGCGGCTGGCGGCACGCATGCGCGCGGCGCTCTTGGCCGCCCGCATGGGCGAGCGCATGCGGCCCTCTTGGGCGCGCAGCCGCATCATGCGGCCGTGCGCCATGGCCTGCATGTGCGTGGGCTCCACGCAGCGGCGGCATTCGCAGGTGCACACCGCCCGCTCGCCGGGGGCCAGCGGGCCATTGACCAGCTGGTGCACCACACGGCGCACCGGCACCACGGTGCCGGCCAGCCGCATCATCGGGTGGCCGTCGCCGTTGACGGCCCGCAGCCAGCGCTGGCACCCGCCGTCGTCCACGCAGCGGGCCAGGATGCTCAGCAGCAGCGCGGCGCGCGCCTCGGCGTTGGTGGGCAGCAGGTCTTGCAGGCTCATTCCAGTCCCCGCATCATCTGTGCCTCGACCTTGGCCGTGTCCACCAGCACCGCGGCCACCTGGGCCACCGCGCGGGCGCGGTCGGGCTCCATGGGGCGCTTGCGGTCGCGCAGCTCGACCAGGGTGTCCAGCAGGTGCTGGCGCAGGGTGTTGATGTGGGGTGTGGTCATCGGGCGATTTCCTGAGAAAAAATGGAGCGAGCTACGGGAATCGAACCCGCGTAACGTCCTACAGGGGAGCAGGAACGCCGAACCGGTTGGGAACCGGGTGCCTTTCCATTCGGCCAAGCTCGCGTGGAATTCATTGCTGGGCGGCCTCGCGGGTGATGCGGTTGACCTGGCGCGTGATCGCGCCCTTGAGCTGCACCAGCCGCGCCAGCTCGGGGCTGCGGGCGCGCGGGTGGTTGCGCGCCGCGTTCTGCGCGCGCGTGATGATCTCGATGCGGTCGAGCGTGATCTCTTCGAGCACGGTGGTGCGCCGGCCCGGCTTGAAGACGCAGATGCTGCCCTTGGGCACGGGGCCGTGGGCGGCCTCCCACACCAGCCGGTGCACTGGGTGCCAGCGCACATGGTTGGGGCCGGGCAGGTCGTTCATCTTGCGCTCCAGCAGGCGCGCGCCTCGGCGTTGGTGGGCAGCAGGTCTTGCAGGCTCATTCCAGTCCCCGCATCATCTGTGCCTCGATGGCCTCGCCGTCCACCCTTGCGCCGGCAGCCTGGGCCAGCCGGATGCCATGCGCTAGGTCTTCGCGCGTCAGCGCGTTGATGAGCGCGATGCGCGCGCGCTGGGCTCCGTTGTCTGTAATGGGGCTGTGCCACAACCAGCCGTAGGCCAGGCAGGCGGCTTCGTGGATATCGGAGCGCTTGGTCATGCGGGCACCTCGTCCCAGGTGCGGCCGTCCAGCACACGCCCGGCGGCTTTCTTGCCGACGCGCGCGACATGGGTGATCGGGCCCATGTTGCCTGTCGAGCCGGTCTGCTCAAGCGTCCGGCCGCTCCGGTCCATCATGACCCAGCGCTGCGCTGCCGACCGGATTTCGCGCGGGTCTCGGTCGCTCATGCCTGCGCCTCCCGCTCCATCCGCCGCCACGCCCCTTTGCCCACCAGCAGGTCCACCACCTTGCGGCGCGCGGCGCGCATCTGCAGCGGGCTGCTGGCGTCAATGATGGCTTGCGCGGCGTCCAGCGCGTCGGCCACCTGCTGCAGGCCCGGCCCGTCGAAGCCGAAGCGGCCGCCGCGCTGAATTCGCGCGTCACCCAGCGCGGCGCGCTGGGCTGCATCGAGTGGGTGCCCTCGCCGGACAGCAAGCTGCTGCTGCCCACCGGCGGCACCCTGCGCGGCACCGGCGATGCGGCGCTGTACGTGGAGGCCATCATCGGCCTGGCCGACGCGGCCCTCGGCGACGATGAGATCGTGCTGCGCACCGGCGTGCTGAGCAAAGTGCGGCGGGCCCTGTGAGCGACCGATGACCCCGGCCGAACTTAAAACCATCCGCGAGGCCATCGGCCTCACGGTCCCTGATCTGGCCGCCCTGGCCGGCGTGCAGGAGCGCACCGTGCGCTATTGGGAGAGCGGGCGGTCTGCCGTCCCCGACGACGTGCAGGCCCAGGTGCTCAAAATCGACAGCTGGCTGAGCGAACAGGCGCGCGAGGCGCTGGCCACCGTGCGCGCGCTGGCGTCGGACGTGGGCGCGTTGCCCGAGTCGATCCACCTGCTGCGCTACCGCGAGAGCGCCGACCTGTGGCGGTCCCAGCCGGCCTACAAGCCGCTGCCCGTGACCGTGCATGCTGCGGCGCTGGCGCGCACTCGCGCAGCCCTGGCCGATCTGCATGTGCGCAGTGTGATCGTGTACATGGAGCCGGGCGAGTACTCGCGCTGGCTGCAAGGGCGGTCGGACAGCGCCGAGCTGCGTGCGGCCTGGGCGGGGGAGCAAGCCGCCTGATGGCGCATAGGGAAATCACCTAGAAAAATCTCTTGTGTTTGTTCCGAAAACGGAACATAATAGACCCCATGGTGATCGAGATTAATTGCCACCACCGAACCGGCGGCTCCGGGCTTTCACTGCCGCGAAGGCAGAACAGAAGGAAATCATCATGAACATCATCAAGACCCTCCGCGAAGCCAACAAGATCGCCGTCGCCATGGGCCTCGTGCGCGGCAAGGGCTCATACAACGGCGCGGCCTTCTGGGTTCGCCCCGGCAGCGATGCGATCATCACTCGCGACCGCCTGGCCGAACTGGCCGGGTTGGTTTGAGGGAGTGCGCGGTGGCAGTCTTCGACTGCACCCTGTATTGGCACGACGGCGGCAGCCTGTTCCTTGGGACGGTTTCCGCCCCCACTGGCGAAGCGGCCGAGGAGGTCGCAATGGCGAGCTACTCTGCGCAGAACAAAAAGCAAGCGCGGGAAATCGAAGAGGGTGGCGGCTTTCAGGTCGGGGCTGACCTGTTGTCGCCCGGCGACGCAGCGCGCTGGCCGGCCTGTGGTCGGAATGGACAGACCCGGGCACGGGCGAGGTCGTGCCCAGCTACACGATGCTGACGATCAACGCCGACGCCCACCCGATCATGCGCGGCCAGCTTGGCGTTGACCGTCTCGGGCGTGCAGTCCAGCGCCTCGGCCACCTCGGTGGGGGTCATCAGTTCGGCGGTCATGAGCTGGTGCCCCGCAGCGTCGTGCGCTGTCCCATGCCTGCCCAGGGATTGGCCACTGGGCGTCGCCAGTAGCCCCGGTCCAACGCACTGAGGTAGGTCGGGCTCATCCCGAAGGGCGCAGCGCGCTCGGCCAGCGTGCCGGTGCCGGCCGTGGCCCGCACGGCGGCGATGTCGGCATCGGTCCAGCGGCTGGCGGCACGCATGCGCGCGGCGCTCTTGGCCGCCCGCATGGGCGAGCGCATGCGGCCCTCTTGGGCGCGCAGCCGCATCATGCGGCCGTGCGCCATGGCCTGCATGTGCGTGGGCTCCACGCAGCGGCGGCATTCGCAGGTGCACACCGCCCGCTCGCCGGGGGCCAGCGGGCCATTGACCAGCTGGTGCACCACACGGCGCACCGGCACCACGGTGCCGGCCAGCCGCATCATCGGGTGGCCGTCGCCGTTGACGGCCCGCAGCCAGCGCTGGCACCCGCCGTCGTCCACGCAGCGGGCCAGGATGCTCAGCAGCAGCGCGGCGCGCGCCTCGGCGTTGGTGGGCAGCAGGTCTTGCAGGCTCATTCCAGTCCCCGCATCATCTGTGCCTCGACCTTGGCCGTGTCCACCAGCACCGCGGCCACCTGGGCCACCGCGCGGGCGCGGTCGGGCTCCATGGGGCGCTTGCGGTCGCGCAGCTCGACCAGGGTGTCCAGCAGGTGCTGGCGCAGGGTGTTGATGTGGGGTGTGGTCATCGGGCGATTTCCTGAGAAAAAATGGAGCGAGCTACGGGAATCGAACCCGCGTAACGTCCTACAGGGGAGCAGGAACGCCGAACCGGTTGGGAACCGGGTGCCTTTCCATTCGGCCAAGCTCGCGTGGAATTCATTGCTGGGCGGCCTCGCGGGTGATGCGGTTGACCTGGCGCGTGATCGCGCCCTTGAGCTGCACCAGCCGCGCCAGCTCGGGGCTGCGGGCGCGCGGGTGGTTGCGCGCCGCGTTCTGCGCGCGCGTGATGATCTCGATGCGGTCGAGCGTGATCTCTTCGAGCACGGTGGTGCGCCGGCCCGGCTTGAAGACGCAGATGCTGCCCTTGGGCACGGGGCCGTGGGCGGCCTCCCACACCAGCCGGTGCACTGGGTGCCAGCGCACATGGTTGGGGCCGGGCAGGTCGTTCATCTTGCGCTCCAGCAGGCGCGCGCCTCGGCGTTGGTGGGCAGCAGGTCTTGCAGGCTCATTCCAGTCCCCGCATCATCTGTGCCTCGATGGCCTCGCCGTCCACCCTTGCGCCGGCAGCCTGGGCCAGCCGGATGCCATGCGCTAGGTCTTCGCGCGTCAGCGCGTTGATGAGCGCGATGCGCGCGCGCTGGGCTCCGTTGTCTGTAATGGGGCTGTGCCACAACCAGCCGTAGGCCAGGCAGGCGGCTTCGTGGATATCGGAGCGCTTGGTCATGCGGGCACCTCGTCCCAGGTGCGGCCGTCCAGCACACGCCCGGCGGCTTTCTTGCCGACGCGCGCGACATGGGTGATCGGGCCCATGTTGCCTGTCGAGCCGGTCTGCTCAAGCGTCCGGCCGCTCCGGTCCATCATGACCCAGCGCTGCGCTGCCGACCGGATTTCGCGCGGGTCTCGGTCGCTCATGCCTGCGCCTCCCGCTCCATCCGCCGCCACGCCCCTTTGCCCACCAGCAGGTCCACCACCTTGCGGCGCGCGGCGCGCATCTGCAGCGGGCTGCTGGCGTCAATGATGGCTTGCGCGGCGTCCAGCGCGTCGGCCACCTGCTGCAGGCCCGGCCCGTCGAAGCCGAAGCGGCCGCCGCGCTGCTGGCGGGCGTGGCAGCGGGCCATGGCGTCCTGCGCGCGCTCGATCATGTCGGCCAGCTTGGCGTCGATGTCGAGCGCGCGCATCTTCGCCAGGTTGAGCACCATCGCCACGTGGTCGTAGTCGTCGCCGCCGGCGCTGCCGTCCTTCAGGCGCTCGAAGCAGGCCAGCGTCTTGAGGTGCGCGCCGGCCTTCTCGCCTGGCTCGTGCGGGCGGGCGTTGTCGAGGATGTAGAGCGGCGTGAGTGGCCCGGCGGCGCCGCCGTTGCGCTGGCGCAGTGTGCGGCCGCGGCCAAAGAGGGCGGCGCGGCGCTGGGCGCGGTTCATGGGTGGCTGTGTCATGGCTTCATTCCCCCTTGATGAGCACCCAGCCGCCGGCCGCGCGCAGGCCCAGGCTGTGGCGCAGGATGTCGAGTTGGGCGGCGGTCATCGGGCACCGCCTTGCTGGTCGCGGGCTTCGAGGGCAGCCAGTGGCCGCCAGCCGATGGGCGTGCCCATATGGCCTTGCCACGACCAGCCGCCGCCGTTGAATTCGAGCCACTGGCCGCGACAGGGTCCTTCCCACAGACTCAAGTCATCCCCGTTCTTCTTGGCGCTCCACCACGTTCTGTGCCTGACGAGCAGCTCGATTTCGGTGCCATCCGTCGGCGCGTCGGCCATGGCGCGCCATTCGTTGGCTGCAGCGGCCAGCGCCCACGCAGCCTTGCCCGACGGGCCCAGCGCCTGGCCGGGCTTGTCGTCGGGCAGCGCGTCCAGCTTGTCGAGGGCTTCGCACACGTCGTCGAAGTCCTGCGCGCCGATGGCGTGCGTGCGGCCGTCGCTGCCCTCGAACTCTTCGCTGTCGTCCAGCGCGTGGTGCACCACGCGGGCCAGCTCAATCAGGTCCGAGATGATGTCGCGCTCGCGGTCAAATTCTTGAGGGGTCATGCCAGCAGCTCCTCCAGCATCACGATGCGCAGGCCCAGCCGGTGCGCCACGTGCAGTTCCAGGTGCGCGCCCTGGCTGGTCGGCCAGCCGGGCAGCAGCGCCAGCACGTCGCAGCCGGCCAGCGCGGCCATGTCCTTGCGCAGGCACTGGTGCCAGTCGGCGGCGGGGTCGGGGTTGATCTCGGCCGGGTTAACCGCGTCGTAGCCGGCGGCGCGCAGGCGGGCCGCGGCGGCGCGAAAGGCGGGGAAATTCAGCTCGGGCAGGCCCGTCATGGGGCCGCTGAGGTACACGCGCGGGCGGGCGGGCATGGGCGCAGTTGTCAAGCGCTCCTGGACAACTGCCGGCGCTGCTACATCTCTGTTGGCGCGCACCAGCAAGCGCAGTGCCTCTTGCCGCCGCGTCCAGCCACAGTTGGCGCGGGTGTCGATGTCCGCACTCAACAGCTTGGCCGCCTCGGTGGCCAACGCGTTGGCGATTTCCAGCGCGCTGTCGCGCTCAAGGCGCAGGCGGGCGGCCAGCGGAATCCACTTCTCCCAGCTCATGCCAGCACCTCCAGCTCGCTCGCGTGGAAGCACCGCTTCTCGGGCACCGTCGCGCCCTTGCGGCCGAAGTCGACCTCCACGTCCCAGGCCTCGGGGCCGAACTGCGCCACGATGGCGCCCACCTTACCCAGCCAGCGCTTGCCGCCGTGGCCCGTGGCGCTGGCCAGCACCTTGACTTGGCGGCCCACCATCAGGGACAGCGGCGCGGCGGCCGTCGCCTTGTGCTGGGACAGCGCGGGCCATTCGGCCCGAGCGATCACCAGCAGGCTTTCAGCGGGCAGCACCTGGTCGGCGACGTGGCCATCGAGGCGCACGCGGACCTTCTTGCCGCCGCCCAGCAGTTGCCGCACCGTCCCGTCGCACTCGCACCAGGGGTGCGCGTGCTCCACCACCGTCACGCGGTCGCCGATCTCAATCACCTTGGTGGCCTGGCCGTCCGCAGGCGCGGCGCCGGCCACTGCCCCGGACGCCGGCGGGCGCAGCACCGCCGGCGCATCGTTGCTTTGCGCCGCGTCAGCGGCGCCTGGTGCAGGCGCCTGCGCCTGCAGCGCGGCGGCGATGCCTTCGCGCGCCTGCGTCTCGCTGGTCCGGGGCGCTGCAGGCGGGGCCGCGGGTTTCCCGCGCCGCGCAGCGGGGCGTTGGGCTTGTGCCCCCGTCGTAGCGCTGCGGCGCGCAGCGGGGGCCAGGGGTGGATCGGCCTTCGCGGCCTGGGCGGCGGCCGCTTTCTCGGCGGCCTTGGCCTTCATCGCGTCGGCTCGCGCGTCCGAGCGGGCGGCGCGCTCGATGGCGGCGCGGTCCACGCCCAGCGCGTCGGCCACGGTCCACAGGGCGGCGTTGCCGTCGTTGCCGCTGGCAGGGCCTTCCTCATCGTCGTCATGGTCGTGGCGCCACCAGTTGTACTCCACCTCGCTGTGCGCCACCATCAGCGCCAGGGTGGCCAGCGGGGCGGGCGCGTCGGCGATCCACTGCTTCACGCCGTCCTTGGGCGCCACCTTGCCCAGGTCCAGCAGCTTGCACAGCGCCTTGCACTTTTCGGCATTCAGACGGCCGGCGTAGTCGGCGGCGGCGGTGCGCAGGATGTTGTTGATGCCTTCGTTGAGCGGCACCAACTGGTCCTGCGCGGCGGGCCAGATGGCCTCCAGCACCTGCCAGCGCCAATGCGCTTCGAGCTCGCGTTTGGCTTTTTCACGGGCCTGCTCCGCCATGGTGTCGGCCAGGTTCTGCGCCTTGCGCGCGGCGAGGTCGGCGCCCTTGTCATTCCCGGCCGCGCGCAGTAGTTGCGTCACCTGCACGGCCGGCAGCACCGCAATGATCTCGCCGGCCTTGTGCGGGTTGGCCACCAGCACCGGGGTGATGCCAGCCGCCTCCATCTGCTTGCCGATCAGTTTGCGCAGCGGCTTGTCGGTGGGGGAGTCGCCAGCGTCGTCCAGGCGCAGATAGCCCTCCACTCGCGTGCTCCAGCTGCTGGGCATCAATTGCTTGGCCTCGCGGCCCTCGATCAGCTCGGCGCCGCCGTCCTGGGCGGCCTGCCGCGCGGCCTTCAGCTGCGCATCGGCGTGGGCGGCTTCCTTCTTGCGGTAGCAAGGTGGGTCGGTGCAGACGTCCGCGCCCTTGACGTCGGCGAACAGGTCGGGGTTGGCACCCGTACGCTTGGGGCAGGTCTTGCAGGCGCCCGCCTCGGGCAGCAACTGCGCGTCGGACTTGCCGAACGTGGCGTCGTGCAGGCGCAGCATGAACTCGCGCTTGACGTACGCGGCCGCCGCGCGGTAGCTCATGGTGTCGCCGCTGTAGTCCGCCTGCAGCAGCCGCTTGAGGGCCTGGGCCTGCAGCGCGCCGCTGGGCAGCCGCGCCAGCAGCAGGGCGTGGCTGGCTTCGAGCTTGCGCGCCTCCAGCGCCGCGCGCGCCTCGGGGCACAAGTCCAGCAGCTTGAGGCTGGCGTGCACGTAGCTCGGGCTGCGGCCGATCTTCTTGGCCAGGGCCTCGCGCGTAATGCCGGTTGCGCGGATCAGCGCGTCGTAGCCCTCGGCCTCTTCCAGCGCCGTGAGGTCGGCGCGGTGGATGTTCTCCCACAGCGCCACCTCCAGCGCGGCCCCGTCGTCCAGGTCGCGCACCACCGCCGGTATGGCGGCCATGCCGGCGAGCTGGCTGGCCCGGAAGCGCCGCGCGCCGGCGACGATCTCGTGCGTAACGCCCTTGGCCGTGTCGGGCACGCGCGCGCCCGGCAGCGGCCGCACCAGGATCGGCTGGTGCACCCCGCTGGCCTTGATGTTCTCGGCCAGTTCGGCCAGCTTGGCGGGGTCGAAGTGGCGGCGCGGGTTGAAGGTGGATTCGGTGACCGCGGCCAGCGGAAGCGTGATGAATCCGCTCATGGTGTCGCTGCCCCCATCAGGCCACGCGCCAGACGCGCAGTTGGCCGTCCTGCCCGCGTTGGGTGTACTTGCGGCCGCTGGCCTTGGCATGGCGCGCCAGGTGCTTGGCGGCGCTGGGCTTGGCCGCGCCCGGCAGGGCGAAAGAGTCGCTCACCTGCAGCAGCGCCAGTGCTTCGTCCCAGATGCGCTGCGACGCCCCAGGCTCGCGGTGCGCCGGCGGCAGTGGTACGCCGCGCTCCACCTTCACCATGCCGGCGTGCAGCACGAACGGGGCGGTGCGCGCGGCGGTGGCCGGTGCGGCGGCAGGGGGCGGCGCGGCCCGTGTGCCCGGCGAATACACCATGTCGCCGTCCTCATTCTTGGTGCGGCGCAGCAGCCCGGCATCCACGCTGGGCGCCAGGATGGTGTGCACGCTGGCGTGGCCGCAGCCGAACTTCACCGCCACGTCATGCGCGGCGAGGTTCTCGTCAGGATTGACCTGCAGGAAGTGGATGACGCGGGCAGCAACGCTGCCTTCCTGCGGCTGGTAGCTGGCGGTGGTGGTGCTCATGGTGTGGCGGGCTCCTGGTCGACGTGAATGTGGGTGGGTGGATGGATGGGCGGCTACTCGTCGCGCTCACCGCTGGCGGCGCGTTTGCAGTCGATGAAGGGTGCGTGCGGCGCGGTGGGCGCGGCGCGCGGGCGGGTGGTGCATGGAGCCGGCGCGGGCCGCGCGGGGCGCAGCGCGCACAGGGCTGTCAGCGTCAGCAGCCGACCACGCACCGGGTCGGCCAGCACCGCCTGCACGTCGCTGGGCCAATGCGCGCAGCGCGGCAGGGCACGGATGCGGGCCAGGGCGGCCTGCAACTGGTCAGGGGTGGGCGCTGCGGTGGTCATGGGCACTCCCGGCGGCGAAAGGCCTTGTTCAAGTGCAGGCCCTCCACCGCATGCCCGCGCCGCAGCAGCGCGCGGCACAGCGCTGCCCGCTCGGCGTGGCTGTGGGTGGGCTGGCGCACCAGGCCCAGGTAGCTGTTGCCGGCCGCGTACACGTCTGCGGCGGGCATCTCCATCAACCGCTGCAGCGCGGTGTGCAGGGTGCGCGGGCGCGTCGTGCGCCGCCAGGGCTTGGTGACGTGGCCGACGAAGTCGATGCCGCGCGCCACCGGCTGCACGCCGGTGCGGTAGATGGGCAACTGGTCGTGGATCGCCATGGGTGGGCTGGTTCAAAAAAGGATCAAAGGACTAAGCCGCGACTCGGCGGACGGAAACGGCGCAGGCCAGGAAGCTCCTGTGGGTGTCGCACTGGTAGCCGCGGCCGAAGTCGCAGACCCAGGCGTCGGAGTCGTCTTCCTCGTATGTCTCGCTGGACCAGTGCCAGCGCGGGCGCAGGTGCGGTTTGCAGTTGGCGCACAGCAGTGCCTGCTCCTGGCGCGTGGGCAGGTCGCCGCCCACCTCCTCGGCCCAGGC